AACAGCACGTTCGACCGCACCCTGCTGCGCCACGTCTGGGGCATCGACGTCCCCGTCGAGCGCTGGCAGGACACGATGATCAAGGCCATGGCCCACGGCCTGCCGGGCTCGCTCGACAAGCTGTCGACCATCCTGGGCCTGAACCAGGACGAGGCCAAGGACAAGCGCGGCCGCCAGCTGATCCAGCTCTTCTGCAAGCCGCAGGCCCGCACCGGCAAGCGCAACACCCGCGAGACGCACCCCGAGCAGTGGGCCGAGTTCCTCGAGTACAGCCGCATGGACATCGTCGCGATGCGCGGCGTGGACCGCCGCCTGCCGAGCTGGAACTACGCCGCCGGCAAGCCCGAGCTCGCGCTGTGGCACCTCGACCAGCGGATCAACGACCGCGGCTTCCTGGCCGACCTGACGCTGGCCGAGGGCGCGATCGAGGCCGTGGCCGCCGAGCAGGCCCGGCTGAAGGCCGAGATGCGCGAGCTGACCGATGACGAGGTCAGCAGCCCCAGCAAGCGCGACGAGCTGCTGCGCCACATCCTGATGGAGTACGGCGTCGAGCTGCCCGACATGCGCGCCGACACCCTGCGCCGCCGCCTTGAGGACCCCGAGCTGCCCGAGGGCGTGCGCCTGCTGCTGTCGATCCGCCTCGAGGCCACGAAGACCAGCACGGCCAAGTACAAGGCCCTGGTCAAGGCCACGAGCGCCGACGGCCGCATGCGCAACACGCTGCAGTTCGCCGGCGCGCAGCGCACCGGCCGCTGGGCCGGGCGGATCTTCCAGCCGCAGAACATGCCCCGCCCCACGATGGATGGCGAGGAGATCGAGGTCGGCGTCGAGGCCCTGCGCATGGGCGTGGCCGACCAGTTCTTCGACAACGTGATGGACCTGACCGCCAACACCGTGCGCGGCTGCATCGTCGCGCCGCCCGGCAAGAAGCTGGTGATCGCCGACTTGGCAAACATCGAAGGCCGCGGGCTGGCCTACCTGGCCGGCGAGAGCTGGAAGATCCAGGCCTTCCGCGACTACGACACGATCGTCGGCACCGACGCCAAGGGCGAGCCCATCCGCAAAGGCCACGACCTGTACAAGCTGGCCTACGCCCGCAGCTTCAACGTCGACCCGACGACGGCCACCGGCCAGAAGCGCCAGATCGGCAAGGTCATGGAGCTGGGCCTCGGCTACGAGGGCGGCGTCGCTGCGTTCTTGACCTTTGCCGCGGTGTACCAGATGGACCTGGCCGAGCTCGCCGACGCCGTCCACAGCACCGCGCCAAAGGAAGCGCTGGCCGCCGCGTACGGCATGTGGGAGTGGGCCCAGCGCAAGCGCCGCACGCTCGGCCTCGAGCGCAACGTGTACGTTGCCTGCGAGGTGCTGAAGAAGGCCTGGCGCGACGCGCACCCGGCCACCACCTCGCTGTGGTCGGACCTCGGCGACGCCGTGCGCCAGGCCATCCTGAACCCCGGCGTGTGCTTCCCCGTGCGCCAGCTCAAGGTCCAGCGCGACGCCGCCTGGCTGCGCATCCGCCTGCCCTCGGGCCGGTGCCTCTGCTACATCAAGCCCGACGTCGACGAGACCGGGCAGATCACCTACTGGGGCGTGAACCAGTACACCCGCCAGTGGGGGAAGATCAAGACCTACGGCGGCAAGCTGGTCGAGAACGTGGTGCAGGCCTGGGCGCGCGACGTGCTGGCCTACAACATGGCCGAGATTGAGGCGCGCGGCTACGACATTGTGCTCACCGTGCACGACGAGCTGATCACCGAGACCTATGACGGCCCCACGTTCAACAGCCGGCATCTCGCCGAGCTGATGTCCGACCCGCCCGACTGGGCGGCCGATTGCCCGCTGGCTGCCGCCGGCTTTGAAACCTACCGCTACCGCAAGGACTGACCCATGAACTTCGACCTGAACTACGACCACCTCGCCCCGCTCGAGCCCGCGGCCCGGATCTTCTGCAAGATGAACGACCAAGACCCCGACGCGCAGATGGGCGGCGAGCACCCGCTGCTGGCCGGCGTGAAGCACACGCGCCCCGCCTGGCACTTCGCGGCCGAGGCCCTGCTCAACCTGTCGCAGATGCTGACCGCGCTCAAGGCCGGCGCGCAGCAGCCGGTGCAGGCCGATCCGCGCCAGGGCCAGCTGTTCCCGAACTAGGGTTTCTCCCGATGCCCAGCGTTTAGCATGTGCTACAGTCTGCACATCGTCAACCGCTGGAGCACAGCATGAAACCCTCCCACTTCCGCACCCCCCGTCAGCTCGACGACGCCACGTTCTACAGCTCGCAGACCAGCGAGCCGGTGAGCGTGGCCCCCGAGTGCTTCGACATCGGCACCGTCCTGGTGACCCGGGTCGGCGCGATCATCATCGTCGGCGTGCTCGCCGCTGTTGCGCTGGGGGTGATCTGATGAAGCGCCGAGTCCGCATCCCCGAAGGCCTCGATGCCCAGGGTCGCCACACGCCGGGCGAGGTCATCGAGTTCGACGAAGAGCCGCCGCGCGGCACCGACGGCTGGGGCCCGCTGATCGCGGTCTACGTCGTAGTGTCGCTGGTGCTGCTCGAGCTGGCGTGGGGGTGGGCGTGATGCCAGGCATCGTGCTGCGCCCGGGTCAGATCGTGACCACGGCCACGGGCCAGCGCTATCTCGTCCTGCTGAAGCAGGGCAACAACTGGCTGTGCGAGAACGAGGGGCTGGTGGTCGAGCGCACCGCCGGCTTCCTGCGCACGCACGGCGTTCGACTTGAATGGAAATGCAATGAAGAAACTGCTTGAGCGCGACATCGAGAAGCACCTCGTGAAGTGCGTGAAGGAGCTCGGCGGCGAGGTGCGCAAGGTCCAGTGGGTCGGGCGCGATGGCGCGCCGGATCGAGTGGTGATGCTGCCGACCCGCATCGTCACCCGTGAGCCAGTGGGGCGCGTCGGTCTGTCCGCGTGCACCATCTGGGTCGAGCTCAAGAACCCCGAGACCATCCTGACCTTCCCCGCCAACGCGCACGAGCGCGCCCAGCACCGCGAGCACGAGCGCATGCGCGCCATGGGTCAGCGCGTCGTGGTGATCGGCACGATCGAACAGGTCGACGAGGTGCTGCGATGACATCCAAGTACCTCCGCATGGTGGCCGCGGCCAACCGGCCGCTGCACGTTGTCGACCCCTCACCGACCAAGCGCGGCCGCAAGCCCCACGGCACCGCCAAGCGCGAGCGCCAGCAGCGGTGCGCGCTGGCCGAGTTGGCCTCGCTGTGGCACCAGCCGAAGGACCGCAAATGAAGTGCCCCGAGTGCGGCCAGCGCGGCCGCTGCATGGAGACCCGCGCCACGCCGACCGGCGGCTGGCGGCGACGCTACACCTGCACCGCCGACCACCGCTGGAGCACGCTCGAGCAGGTCGTCGAGCGCGTGCCTCGCGGGCCGAAGCCTGGCGCTGCGCCGAAGGCGCGCAAGCCGGCCTCGGTCGACAAGCCCCGGGCCGCGAGCGTGTTCGACTGGGGCAAGACGCTGTGACCCCTCCCCTGCGCGATTACCAGTGGGCGATCGTCGAGCACATCGTCCGCCACGGGCGGGCCAACATCTGGGCCGGCATGGGCACGGGCAAGACCGTGTCGACGCTGACCGCCTTGGACTTCCTGCTGAACGACATGGGCGAGGACGGCCCTGCCCTGGTGCTGGCGCCGCTGCGCGTGGCCCAGTCGACCTGGCCCACCGAGGTGGAGAAGTGGCCGCACCTGCGCCGGCTCACCGTGTCGGTGATCGTGGGCACGCCGGCCGAGCGCAAGGCCGCGCTGGCGGTCAAGGCCCAGGTGTACACCATCAACTACGACAACCTCGAGTGGCTGGTCGAGCACCTCGACGCCGCCTGGCCCTTCAAGATCGTGATCGCCGACGAGGCCACCCGGCTCAAGAGCTTCCGCATCACCCAGGGCGGCAAGCGCGCCGGGGCCTTGGGCAAGGTGGCCCACACCCGCGTCGAGCGCTTCTACAACCTCACCGGCACGCCGGCGCCCAACGGCATGGTGGACCTGTGGGGCCAGGCCTGGTTCCTCGACCAGGGCAAGCGTCTCGGGCGCAGCTACGCCGCGTTCGAGCAGCGGTGGTTCGCGTGGAAGAAGCGCGACACCAAGGACCGCTTCGCCAAGGACATGGTGCTGATGGAGGGCGCGCAGAAGCAGATCGAAGGCATGCTGCGCGACCTGACCATCACCGTGCGGGCCAGCGACTTCCTGGACCTGCCGGCGCTGGTCGAGAACGTGATCGAGGTGGACCTGCCGCCGACGGCGCGCCGCCACTACCGGGAGCTCGAGCGCGAGATGTTCACCCGCCTGGCCGAGGGCGATGAGGTCGAGGCGTTCAACGCCGCCGGCAAAACGATGAAGTGCCTGCAGGCCGCCAACGGCGCCCTGTATCTCGAAGACGGATCAACATGGAAGGAGATCCACGATGCAAAAATTGAAGCTCTACAGTCCGTGGTGGAAGAGGCTGCTGGGGCGCCCGTCTTGGTGGCCTACCATTTCAAGAGCGACCTCGATCGGTTACGACGTGCGTTCCCAGGAGGACGAGTTCTCGACGCTGATCCGAAAACAATTTCGGATTGGAATGCTGGTCGTGTACCGCTCCTCTTCGCTCACCCAGCGTCTGCCGGGCACGGTCTTAACCTCCAGGATGGCGGCAACATCCTCGTCTTCTTCGGCCTCTGGTGGGACCTCGAACAGCACGAGCAAATCATCGAACGGATAGGGCCCACCCGTCAGGCCCAGTCCGGTCACAACCGCCCGGTGTACGTGCACCGGATCGTAGCCCGCAAGACCGTGGACGAGCTGGTGCTCGCCCGGCTGCAGACCAAGGCCTCGGTGCAGTCGCTGCTGCTCGAGGCGATGAAAGGACAGCGATGACCGACATCACCCAGACCCTCACCGAGCGCGGCAAGCGCTACGGCACCTTCACCGGCCACGCCGACGTGACGCAAAAGCTGAAGGACGTGATCCGCAGCGAGCTCGGCACGCGCGGCAAGGTGCTGGCCCCCGACCAGATGGAAGCGCTCGAGATGGTCTGCCACAAGATCGGCCGCATCGTGAACGGCGACCCGGACTACGACGACAGCTGGGTGGACATCGCCGGCTATGCGAAGTTGGTCGCGGATCGCTTGCAGGGTGTCGTGCGCTAGTGCATCCTGCACCAGACCGCAGCAAGTGCTAGTGCCGTTGCGAGCACGATGCGAAGCCTAAGTAGTTGTCAGGCTTTAGCAAACGCGACGGTCACAATATACATTATGCGCACCCGAACGAGGGTTTTCCCTGTAGCAGACGCTAAGATTTCCTGTACACTCTGCTCCATCGACTCACCAACCGGACCTGCAAAATGACTCTGATCCAAGCCCAGCAGCAGTACATCGACCGGGCCCTGCGCGCCCACCCCGGTCACCAGCGCCGCGTGCGCAACGCCGCTGCCGCCGAACTGAAGCAGTGGGCCGCCAAGCACGGCATGGACCCGGTCGTGGTGCACAAGGACGCCCGCGACATGCTGGAACTTGAACTGGCGTGCGAAGAATGACTGAGGTCGACCGGCTCCAAGAGGTGGCGCTGCTCGTCAGTGAGGCCATCCGTTTGGTTGACGACATCGCCAGCCAAGACCGGATCCAGTACACACCGACCTACCGCAACTTGCTCGAGCACGGTCACAAGGGCACCCGCAAGAAGACCCTTGGCGACGCCAAGCGTGAAGCTCGGCAGGTGGCGACCCTCCTGCGCCGGGCTTGGGAGATAGCCGACCCGAGCAGCGAGCAGCGCCTGCTGGAAGCCCTCGGCCCCTGCGGCAAGTGACCACCCCTCGGCCACCAGCCATTGAACAATAACCCGCGTTACACGCACTACAACCCGCGCCTGCCCGCAGTGTGGGCGGCGCTGAAAGGATGAAGATGAGCGAACTGACCAAGGCCGACCTGAAGGTGGGCCGCGTGTATTCGGCCAAGCGGCCGGCCGTCGTCGGGCTGTTTGACCCGCTGGTCAACGACCGGCAGATCCTGTGGATGGACAGCTTCGGCGTGCACGTCCAGTACGACAGCCCGACCGTCGCCCTCGGCCGCAAGCACCCCAAGGTCACCGTCGAGCAGTTCCTGCGCTGGGCCAAGGCCGACGTGACCGACCTCTGCCCGAAGGGCGAGTGGCGCGCACCGCCGCGTGCACAAAGCACCCCGCAACCCCCTGCCCCGCCGGCAGATCACCTCTGACCAGAAGGCTGATTATGCGAACCAGAGAGCACGCCGGGCACACCTACGAGGACCAGATGCACTCCGGTGTCGACGACCGGCTGCAGTTCCGGGTGTGGCCTGACGGGACCGTCCAGTGCGTCGACGAGCAGCCCGAGCCCTACCCGTGGATGTCCGACGACTTCCAGGTGGTCTGGGCGATGGACGAGGACGAAGCTCGTGCCAGCGCCGCCTGACCTTCTGGAAGTCAACCGCTTGCCCCAGAAGCACCTGCGCCTGCTGCTGGACGCCGAAGGCCAGCGGCGCGTCGAGCGCCTGCTCAACGTCCACCGCACCACCGTGCGCCGCTGGCTCGACGGCAGCGTGAAGATCCCGGGCGCGCAGCACCTGGCGATCCGCTACCTGCTGGGGGATCTGCCGGGCACCGACGGGCAGTGGGTGGGGTGGAGATTCAGCCACGGCGAGCTCGTGACCCCGGGCGGTGACCGGTTCACCCCGGGCGAGGTGCAGGCGATCCGGCTGCAACAGCAGCGGGCCCGCATCCTGACGCAAGAACTGCTGGAACTACGCACCCGCATCAAGGTGCTCGAGCGCACCCTGGACCAGGTCGGCATGGCCGCCAACCAGGAACAGGCGCACGCCTAGTACAGCACCCAGGTGCCGGGGCTACCGGCCACGGTGCACACCGTGCCGTTCTTGCCGGCGGCAAACGTCAGGTGCTCGATCCGATCGCCCACCACCCAGGTGCCCGCCGTCGGTGTGGTGTCGGTCGAGAGCACCGTGCGCTGCGCGACGAAGTGCCCGCGCTCGACGCCGTCGGCACCCCACACGCGGTTGACCGGCAGGATGTCACAGCCCGAGAGCTTGGTCGTGATCGCGGCCGCCGCGCTGTTGTTGCGGAAGAGGCGAATGAACCCGTAGTCGGTCGAGGTCATCAGGCTGTAGCCCACCCCGCCCGTCTTCACGCTGAACACGTGGCAGTTCTCGATGACCGGGGCCGTGGGCCGCGTGACCGTCGAGAGCAGCAGGCCGTTGGTCTGGGTCGTCTCACTGGCCGCCGTGCGGTGGCCGAACAGAACCCCGTCCACGCGCGTGCGCAGGCAGTTCTGCAGGCACACCCCTGCCGGCCCACTGAAACCACCGTCCTGGCCGTTCTGGAAGCAGTGCGTGCCCGGCAGGATGACAACGTCCTCCGGCGGCGTGACGCCGTGGTGGATGTAGATGCCGTGGCCGCGGTTGCCCCAGAAGCGCCCGTGGATCTGGGCGCCGTAGGTCTTCTCGTCGACCAGGCACCCGTGCGCGTAGCCGCTCACGTCGATGTCGGTGAAGCGGCCGCCGCGGATCTGGCGCACATCGAGGCCTGCCACCGCGCTCGCGCCGCCCGAGCCCTTGCCGGTGCAGCGTCGGATGCGCAGGTCCGTCTCGTGCAGCGGGTCGATCAGCGGCGTGTAGCCGCCCGCGTCGCCGACGTTGTCGGCGTAGCTGTCCACGCTCACCAGCCAGCCGTTGTTGGTGTTCTCGACCGCGACGCCGTCGATCACGATGCCCTTGCAGCGCAGCGGCTTGATGGCAGCCGGCGCAAACTCGAACCCGCAGTCGCCCGCGGTCACCTTGATCGCGCCGTAGGTCACCGACTGGATGCGCACGTTCTCGACCCGCACGTTGTAGACGCCCGAGAGGCGCACGCCGAAGCTGCCGACGTCGATGCCGCCCTTGGCCCGGGTCAGCGCGCCGCCGCGGATGTTGCGGATGACGATGTTGTGCGGGTGCGTGGTGTAGGCCGTGCCCGCGTTGAACGCGGTGCGGCTCGCCGGGATGTCGCCACTGTTGACCGCGCCCACCGTGCCCCAGTCGAGGTGCACGCAGCCGGTGACGGTGGCGCTGTCGGGTACGTTGATGTTCTCGATCAGGCCGTTGTTCGCGCCACCGATGACCTGGATCGCCACCTTGCCGTCGCGGCTCGTGGAGAGCGTGAGGTCGCGCGCCGACCAGCCGGTGACGCCCTCGTCGGGGCTGATGCTGGCCGTGGTCGGGCTCTCGCCGTACAGCGCACCGATCAGCAGCGGCGCGTGGATGCCGGCCTGGCTGCCAGGCGAGCCGCCCGAGACCACGTTGATCGTGCCGTTGCGCACGTGCGCGCGGTTGCGCAGGCGCACGCCGAAGTCGCTGGCGCCGGTCAGGTTGAAGGTCAGCGTGGCGCCGCCCAGGTCCAGTGTGACGTCGTCCTTGACGATCACGCCCGCGGTCAGCGTCAGGTCAGTGCCGCCGAGCCAGACCGTGCCCCGCCGTTGGCGTTGGCGACGTCGATCAGGGTCTGCAGGTTCTCGGTCGGCGAGACGCCGATCATGTGGGGCGCAATACGGCTGGTCACAATCTCCCTTTCAGCGGGCCACGCCCTTGATCTTCTCGGTGGTTCGCAGCGCACCCAGGCCCAGCATGCCCATCAGCACGGGCAGCATCTCGGTGAGATCCGCCGGCGACAGGGTGAGCGCCGGGCCGCCCAGCACCAGGAGCAGCGCCTTCACGACCGGCAGCCCGATCCAGTTCCACGCGCACGCGGCGCCGCAGACCCAGCCGATGAACGGCCGCCAGCCTGCGACGAACACGCTCGAGCTCGCGGCCTCGGCCTGGTTGACCGCGAGCTGACCCTGCACGACGACCAGCGCCGCCTGCAGCTCGGCCTTCTCCTGCTCGCTCTTGTTGGGCCAGATGCGGTCGATGGCCTTGCCGGCCAGGTCCGCTACGGCGCCGAGTCCAGTCAAGTCGCTCATGCGGTCCTCGTCAGGTTGGCGGCGATGCGCTTGGCCCAGCCGCGGCCAAAGCTCGGCCAGGTCGGCAGGTCCGCCATGTAGGCCAGGCGCGCGCCGTTGATGCGGGCGTGCAGCACCAGCGGGTTCATGGCCTTCACGGCCAGGCGCGTCTTCGGGCCGAGCTTGCCGTCGGCCTCGGCGAAGCACGCGCGCTGGATCATCTTGACCGCCGTGCTGACGCCGCTGTTCACGGCCACGTCGAACACGTCAAAGCGGATCGCCTCGGGCCACTCGTTGCAGCCGGCGGGTTCCCAGTAGTCGCGGGCGTAGATGAGCTTGGCGCGGTCCAGCGTGAGGTTCTTGATGTCCTCGTTGGGATAGGCGCGCTTGCTGATGCCGTACTTGGTCTCACCGCCCGGGTCTTGGGGGTGGTTGACGTAACCGCCCTCGTGCCCGATGAGCGCCTCGAACGCTTCGTCGTAGGTCATTTGCCGAGCACCTTGAAGTGGTCGATCACCCAGGCGAGGATCGCGCCCGCGAACACCAGGCCGCTGTTGAACATCCACAGCCCACCCTTCCCCTGGTTCGCCATCTCGAGCAGCGTGTCGACCTTGGTGCCGATGGTTGCCACCTGAACTTTGAGGGCGTTGACTTCGCCGCGCAGTTCGCCGAATTCGACGGGGTCGATGTTGCTCATGTCGATTTGATCCAGTTGAAGAGCGAGCTGCTCGAGTACGTCACGGGGCATCAGGTCGTTTAATTGCCGGCGGTGATCAGCCAATTCGTGCCGTCCGATTCCAGGTCGACCCACTTGCCCGCAGTGGCCGGCAGGATCGAGTTGGACGCGGCACCGCCCGTGAGCGAAACGATGTTGCTCTGCGAGGAAAGGATGGCAAAGGCCTGGCGAGTGGAGACCCGGATGCGTCGACCGGGGTACAGGGACGGGGTCGGCAGCACCACCGTGGTCGTCGCCGCGCGGTTGATCACCACTGCCACGTCGGCGGTGGTCACGTTGTAGTTATCGACCGTCTGCACAGTCGGGGCGCTCTTGATGGCCGAAGCGTTGAAGCGCGCATTCACGCCAAGCGCCGAAGAGGGGAACGCGCCCGGGATGTAGGTCTGGATGGCCTGGGCGCTGCCGGCGCCTGCGTTGATGAACCCCCAGGTGGTTCCCGAAACAAAGTTGAGGAACTCAAACCAGTCGTTGATCGAGTTGATCCTCACGCCCGGGTGGTCGTAGTACAGGTACGCCATGTAATGCGTGCCTTGGCTGTTGAACTGGCACACGTTCCCAAGGTAGATGTCGGAACCAAGCTCCGTGATGCAGTTGCGGAGGTTGATGTCGAACGATCGAGTGTTGGCTCCGGCGTAGGTCAGGAAATGCGCGCATTCCTCCACCTGGCAGTTGTCGATCGTCACATTGTCGATCGGGTTGCCCGTCTCGATCGGTGCGATCTTGATGAACTCGGAGCTTGCAAGCGACGCACCGTAGGCAAAGCAAGTGTCCAGCTTCAAGAACCCACAGCGCACCAGGTGAACGCCGGAGCTATTGGCGGCCAGGATGAACACACATTGGTCGATCTTCCAGGCGTCGGCGTTGTCGGTGTAGAAAAGAATGCCGTAGGTGCAGTAGACGAAATGGCAGTTCCGCACCGTGCCTGGGTTCACGCCCCAGTTGGTCGAGCTCGCCGCGTAGGAGTCGTTGACGTCGATGCCGCGCTCGAGGTTGTAGAAGTAGCAGTTGTCGATGACCGGGGCGTAGACGAACTGCGGGGCGCGCCCGTTGAACAGAATGCCCCTTCGCCCGGTGCCGATTGGCGAGGTGCCCGAGGTGGAGGCTGCTGCGCCGTGGGAGAGGTTGCGGATCGTGACGCGATCGGCGCGCACGGGGATCACCCAGATGGAGGTGCTGTTTGCACTCGTCCAAACGTGCGAAGGCACGGCCGTCTCGTTGGGCGACGGCGAACCGTTGGAGATGTTGACAACGCCATCACCCTCGACCGTCATGCCGCCGTGCAGCACGGTGGAGTCGGACACCTTGTAGTTGCCCGCCGGGATGCTGACCGTGCCGCCCCAGGCCTGCGAGTAAACCGCGTGCCGGAAGAAGCTGGTGTTGTCGGTCGTGCCCGAATCGGCCACGGCGCCGAACCATTGCGGATAGACGCGGTCGACGGCACCGGGGCCGAAGATGACCGAGGCACCCGTGACCGCAAACGTGGTCGAGGCAATCGTGCCCCAGTCACCGTTCAGCGTGTAGACGCCAGGTCCGCCTGCGTTCCGCTGCGCGATGGTGACGCCCACAGGCAAACCTCCACCCGTCACCACGTGACCCGAATCCAGCACGGGGTTGGAGACGGCGGTCACGTTCAGCGTCAGGCCGGTCACGCTTGCGGTGATGGTGGTCGTCAGCAGCGGAGCGTTGAAGCAGCGCTTGAGCTTCGGCGCGGTGAAGTGCCCGTTGATGTAGAGCCGCTTGCCGCTCGCCACCGTGATCAGGCCGGCGCCTTCCACGCGCACCGAGATGTTGCTCGGGATCGTGAGGTCAGACGAGATGCTGACCGGCGAGGTCACCAGCAGTTGCGCAGAGGTCGCGCCGATCGCGGTCACGGCCGTGGCAAGGTTGCCGCCGAAGTCGTCCACGTTCACGACGTCGCGCAGCTTGGCCTGTGCGCTGCGCGCCACGGCACCCGTGCCCGACTGCAGGAACGTCACGTCCTGCGCGTTGGCCGTGCCGATGGGCAGGGCCGCGGTGTAGCGCACGCCGATGTTGTTGGTGCCGGTGGGCGGGGCCACGGTGAACGTGAGCGTGGTGCCGCTCACGGTGAAGTTGGTGCCGTTGGCCTGAGGCACGCCACCGACCACCACGTCGAGCGCGTTGACGCCGCCGGGGTTCGCGGTCAGGGTGAACTGCGTCGTGGCACCGTTGCCGCTGAAGCGGTCGTAGTAGCTGGTGCCCGCCACCACCACGCTGGCGATGTCTTCGGGCGCGAGGTTGACCAGGCTGACGCCGTCGTCACCCCACGCGATCACCTGGCCGGCGACCGGCGGTGGCAGCGTGGCATCGCCAGGCAGCGACACCGGCAGCTTGATCGTGCGGGCGTTCTCTTCGGCGAGCTGCTGGATCTGGATGACCGTGCGGTCGAACGCGTCTTCGATCGAAGACGGGCTGAACTTGCCGCCGCCCAACAGGTCAAGCGTCTGCTCGTAGGCCAGGCCCGAGGTCAGCGTGAGCGACTCGCCCGAAGCGAGCGCCACGATGGGGGTCACCGTGCCGCCGGGCGTGGCATCCTGGTCGGGGTTCAGGCTGACGGTGTAGTCCGTCGTCAGCTCGAGCACGGACTCGAGCCCCGTCGCCGTGGTCTTCGTGACCACCAAGTCGGCGGCCTCGAACACCTTGAACGTGAACGGCAGGGCGGTGATGACGCCCGTCCCCAAGAACGGGCCAGCCCGGCGGGCGGTGGCGGGTACGGTCACAGGCGATCTCCTAGCAGTCGCGATTGTGGTTCAGGGGTCGCGCGTGACGGATACCTCACCGCACCTTGGACTCGGGGCTGGCCGTGCCCGTGACGAGGCCACGCGTCAGGTCGACCGGGCCGGTCGGGTTGATCTTCCCGTCGGCCACGCCCGCGGCGTAGCCCACCGGGCGCGCCAAGCCCGACACCGGCACGCCGGTCGCCACGCTGACCAGGGTCGCCACGTCGCGCACGGCCTTCTGTGCGCTGCCCTCGCCCGCGATCGCCTTGTAGACCGACTCGGGCGCGCCGACGGCGGACTCGAGCAGACTGATGGCCGGCGACAGCGATATGCGGTCGTCCATCGGGTTGCCGTTCAGGCGGTTCATGCCGGCCACCGCGAACTGACCCACGATCGGGATCTGCGCCAGCAGGCCCTTGGCCGTGCCGAAGCCGAACACGGCCGCGAGCCAGTCGTCGACCAGCTGGCCGTCCTTGTCCTCGTCGTCGGGCCCACCGCGGAACGCCTGGGCGATCGCCTCGGCCACCCAGATGGGGGCCATCAGACCCATCATCACCACGTAGAACGCCTTGCCCGCGCCCTTCTTCAGGCCCACCTCGCTGGCGATCTGCTTGAGCGCCGTGCCGTTGGTGTTCGCCATCATGTTGAAGTAGCCCACGAACTGCGTGAACACGCGGGCGTAGGCCGGGCCGGTCTCGAGGCGGCTGACGTCCTCGGGCAGCGTGCTGCCCTGGGTCTGGCGCACGGTGCCGTCGGCGAACTTGATCGCGTCGGTGTCGCTCATGCCCTCGGCCAGCGCCTGGTTGTAGGCACCCGTCCACACGATCGGCGAGAGCACGTTGTCGAACGCGGTCTGCAGGAAGTAGGCGTGGCGCATCGACCAGGACTGGGTGCGCTGGTACACGCCCGGCTTGATCAGGATGTCCTGGAACTGCTCGTTGAGCACGGCCACCTCGTTGGTTGCGCGGTCGGCCATGTAGGGCGACAGGTCCCACACGGTCTTGCTGACCTGGATGGGGGCTGCCACGTACTGGGCCAATGCGCGCATCAGATGCGCAGGCTGAATGCGCACGGCGGCTGTGGACAGGCCGGTGATCTGCTGGATGGTGTTGCTGACGTTGGCAAACATCAGCGCCATGCCGGCGCGCGCACGGATGATGCCCGGGATGCGGGCCCACTTGCCGGCGCCGATGACTGGCTCCTCGACGACCTGCTGCGCGCTGCGCTGCAGCCACGGTTGCAGCATCGTCTCGATGGCCGCCGGCTGCACGCGGTTCAGTGGCTGGCCGACCAGCTTGTTGGTGAGCAGCTTGCGCACGCCGCGGGTGGCCGGCGTCATGTGCGCAAACAGCAGCACCTTGTCCAGGTGCTGGCTCAGGGTGCGCAGGTCCAGCATCAGCGGGCGGTTGTAGCCCTCGACGCGGGACATCGTGAAGCCCTTGGCCGGTTGCGGGAAAGCGAAGGCCATGGAGTTGTTCTCCTCCTCGGCCAGCTTCTTGAGCTGGTTGTCCTTCACCAGGCGCGAGTCGACCTGCGCCGGCACGTAGCCGCCGCGGCGCGCGACGCCGAACGGGTCCACAAAAGCGTCGGCCGTGACCTCGCTGAAGTAGCGGCCGAACACGTCGCGGTGCGTCTTCTGCGCCAGGGGCTTGGTGTCCTCGAGCAGGTCCCACACGCCCTGGACGAAGTCCATGTGTGCGCGCTCGAGCTTGCCCTCGTTGACCAGGCGCTGCACGAACGCGTCCCACTTGCTGGTGTCGAGCTCACCGTTGGGCCCCTCCACCGCCCAGCCACGGCCGACCAGGAGCTTGCGCTTGTTGCTCTCGTTGCCGGTGTGCAGCAGCGCGTGCAGGATCTCGTTCATGGCGGTGCCCGCCGACGAGCCGGGCGTGCCGAAGGTGTAGCCGAGCTCTGGCGCGTCGATCACGCTGTCGCCGACGATGGGCGCCAGGTTGTCGACCAGGGCCTGGAAGCGCTTGCGGTAGGCGGCGCGGTCCTTGCGGTAGCGATCGGCCGCGTCCTTCACCGGCTGGAACACGTAGCGCAGGAAGGGCCCGCCGTACTTGCCGTCCATGCCCTCGGCCCACTGCTCGACGCGGCGCAGGAACGCGACGCCCTGCTTCAGGAACAGGCCGCGCTCTTCTTCCTTGGTGACCGCCATGCCCTCGCCGGGCACGCGGTCAGGGATGCCGATCTCCTCGAGCCGGTCGGCGATCTCGCCGGCCAGGTCGTCGATGTCCAGCAGGTCGCCGTCGATCTCGAGCTGACGCGAGCGCTTCGCCAGATACCACATGCCCTGGATCTGCTCGTGCAGGCCGACCAGCTCGTCGAAGGTCAGCGACAGGATCGGCTGCGCGTTCTCGCTGACCGCGGCCACCATCGGCTCGATGGCCGCCCAGGTGTCGGGGTCGTTGCGCTTCACCGCCTCAAGGTACGCGGCCGCGCTCTTGCTGGCCGGCGACTGCAGACCGTAGAGCTGCAGCACCGCGCGCGCAGCGTTGACGATGTCGGCGTCGCGGCCCTTCTCGACCACGGTCTCGTCGTTGCCCTTCAGCACGCGGGCAAAGAACTCGAGGATCTTCTTGCCCTCGGCGCGCGCATCCAGCGCAGCCTTGGCGGCGGCGTTGTTCAGCACCTGGTCCTGCTTGGCGCGCACGGCCTCCTCGGTCTTGCCGGCGGCCGTGGCCTCTTGCCACTTCTTGGCGGCGCGGCGCTCGGCGGCAGTGTGCTGCCAGGCCTTGGCCTTCAGATCTTGCAGCGTCGTCTTGCCGACGACGTTGGCGGCGAACTGCTTGGCGGCGGTCATCAGCACGCTGACCGTGACCTTGCTGCCCTTGGCGTTCACCTCGCCGGTGTCCTGTCGGGTGCGCAGCATCTCGGCCTGCGTGCGCAGCTCGGATGCGAGGCTCCGCGAGCGGGCCTCGTTGTGCACGGCCTCGTTCGCGGCTTCCTTGATCGCGTCCTCGTTCATCAGGTCGCCGTGCTCCTCGAGCATGCGTTGCTCGGTGCGCGCGTCGATGTAGTCCTGCTTGCTGCCGAAGGCGGCGATCGACTCCAGCATGTCGTTGACCGACGGGTAGCCGAAGCTGTCGGCCACGGTCGCCATGTCCTCGTCGTTCATGTTGACCGGGCGCGCGGGCTTCGGGTTGGCGCGGTCCCACTCGATCAGGAACGCGTCGACCTTGTTGGCGATCTCGCGCTTGTTCTTTGCCAGGAGCTGGCCCTTCTGCAGGCCCTTCGCGTCCGGGTTGGCGTCGTAGAGCTCGGCCACCAGGCGCGCACGCTCGTCCTTGGCCGCCGTGTCGCGCTCGGTCTTCCAGGTGTCGAGGATGCCCTGGTACTCGGGCGTGATCCGCAGCGCGTCGAGCGCGGCCTTGGCACGCATCTCAGGCTGCTGGTTGGCCTCGACCGTGACCTCCTCCATGATCGCCTTGCGGATGCTGGCGGCCTTCTTCTGCAGCTCGCGGATGACCTTGTCGCGCGCCTTCACCGTCCACTTCAGGTCAGCCATGCTGCGCTTGCGCAGGCGCTCCTGCGCCTCGGCGTCGGCCGTCTCGTCGGGCACCATGCCGGCGGCCTCGTTGGCCTGAGCGATCTGCTCGTCGGTGGCGAGCATGCGGTCCATCACGCGGCGGATGTCGTCGTTGATCTCCGGGCGCTGCTCGGCCGGCAGCCGGGCAAGGAACGCCTTGATGCTGCCGTAGACCGACTTCAGCCAGGCCGAGAAGCGGCGCATCAGCGGCGCGAGCTCGGCGTTGGGCACCTTGCCCTCCATGACATAGGCCTCGACGAAGCGGGCCCACTGCTCGTGGTAGTTGCGCTTGTCGTTCAGCGCGAAGCCGCGCCACTGCTCGTCGGTCACGCCGAACTGCTTGAGCACCGTCTGCCAGTCGGCGACGATCTGCGCCGGGGCATTCGGCTGCGCGGCCACGTCGGCCAGCACCTCGAGGAAGAAGTGCCCCATCTCGTGCCACAGCGTCGAGAGGTCTGCCTCGGGGTTCAGCACCAGCTCGAGCGTGCTCGGGCTGAAGGTGCCGCGGGGGCCTTGATAGAGCTCGCCCGTCTTCTGCACGTCAGCGCCGTCGAAGATGACGAAGTTGCGGCTCTTGCTCTTGGCCTGCGCGCCGCGCGAGCCGGCGTCGAGGTAGCGCAAGCCCGGCACGCCGGCGTCGCGCAGGGCCAGGCTGGCGGCCTTGTCGCTGCCGAGCTTGCGGGACAGGAACTTGTAGGCGCGCTCCCCCGTCAGGTCGGACGGGCGCGACACGATCTTGCCGTTGAGGTTCATCACGCGGATGCCGGCCTGTGCGTCTTCCCGCGTGTTGTACGCGGCGAGCACCTGGCCGTCGGGCGACTTGACCTCGAACGTCGTCATCGGCACGCCGAGCTTTTCGAGCGCAGCCTGCACCTTCTCGGGCTGGTCCTTGAGCTGCGCGTCGTAGTCCAGCAGGTCGCTGTCCTCGGGGACCTCGACGGTGTAGGTCTGGCCCTTGGGCGCCAAGGCGTCGATCTGCTTCGTCACCTCGTCGAGGCGCTTCTGCTTGCGGTCGATGAGGCGCTGCTGCTTCTTCGGGTCGACGGGGTCCAGCTCAAAGCCATCGCGCTGCTCGGGGGATACCGAGACGATGCGGCCCTTAGCGTCCTTCTGGACCCACTGCCCGCCCGCCTCAAGAATCCGGCGCTCGCGGTTGACCTGGTTGGTGAGCGTGCGCTGTTCCTGGAGCAGCGGCTGCGCTTCTTCAGGGAGGTTCGCCCGCGAGAGCGTCTCGCGATAGAACTCGGCGATGCCCTTCGACTCGGCGAAGTACAGCCCCCAGCCGTAGGCCTGAGCGCCCTCGCCGGTGCCGATCTTCTCGGTGCTGAACTGCTCGATGCCGCGGTGCGGCGTGCCGTGGTAGGCGGCCTGCTCCAGCACACCGCTGTCGGCGTCCGGTGCGCGCCCTTCGGTCCACGTCCACTCGGGCATCAGCCCGGTCTTCTGGTCGGCGAAGACCGTGTCCTCGACCTTGGCGGTCTGGTTGGCCTCGCCGTTGGGGCCGTAGTTCAGCCAGCTGTTCTGGCCGCGGGTCTCGCTGGTGATGGCGCCGACGGCCGGGCCGGTGAACAGGCGCACGTGCGCCTGCCAGGCGTTCTCCTCGCCACGCGCACGGAAGCCCGCGCCCTCGAGGCCGTGGCCGAAGGCGTCGTGCACTGCGCGGAACAGGTCGTTGAAGAGCACGCGCTTCTTCGGGCCGTCGGGCGTGCCGTAGCCCCACTCGAGGCCGGTGTCGGCCAGCAGCGGGTTGTCGCTGACGTCGAGGTCACTCGAGCCGAAGCCCGCCTCGGTGGCGAACACGCCCATGGACTGGTTGGCCCGCAGGTCGCGCATCGCGTTCCACGGGTTACCGGCGTAGGGGTCGTTGGTCTCGTCGACCAGGTAGAACACGTAGCCGGCGCGCTGCAGCGCCAGGTACTGGGCCAGCGTCTGCCGGGCCAGGTCTTCGTACGCCTCCTTGACCCGCGGGTCGTTGGGGGCGTGCTGCATCTCCTCGTAGGCCGCAGCGATGCGGCGAGCGCGGTCCTCGTCTACTTGGACGAACGCGCCTTGGCGCTTGAGGTCGATGCCGGCTTCGAGGGCGTACTGCTCGGCGACAGCGACAAGGCGGGCGTCGGGGCCGGTTGCGCCTTCAACAAGCGGCGCACCTTCAAGCGGCGCAAGGCTTCCGCTCGAATACCGTCCTGCTCCGTCTCCGGTCGGTTGGGGTCGTCCATCGGTCAGGCCTCCTTGTTCGAGGGTGCCGGCGTTGCGCTGCTCGCGGAGTCGCTCGAGCCGGCGGGCGGCTTGGAGCTGGAGGCGTCGTTGATCTTCTGGAGCAAGCGCAGTTGCTTCTGCGCCAGCTCCGGCTGCTTGACCAGCGTCGCCTGCAGCAGGTCGCTCATCAGATCGGAGGGCGTCGAGTTGGTCGGCATAGCCGGCCTCCTTCAGGATGTCCGCGTATGCGGGGTCGTTGAACAGCGAGCTGAAGTCAGGCGTGGCGTTGATCAGCTCGTCGGTCAGCTTACCCTCTTGCAGGGCGCGCGTCGCGGTGAGGTCGCCCACCTGCAGCTCGTACACCGTCTTGGCCCAGGACCAGACGGTCTCCTGCACCTCGGCCGGCGTCCAGGTCTCGCCGGTCATCTTGGTCAGGAAGGCGGCCGCCTCGCGGGTGCGGGCCGACATCGCCAGGTAGCCCGAACCCTTGCCCGGGTCGGTGCCCAGCACGTTCATGGAACCGCTGAACATAACCTGGTCGACCAGCGCGTAGTTCGCCATCCACGCGTCGTTGGTCACCTCGTCGGTCACGCCGATGAGGTTCAGGAAGAAGCTGTTGACCTTGGGGCCCGACAGCAGTACGCGCGAGGTCTCGGCATCGCCGGGGTTGTCGGCGGTCAGCGCGCGCACGCTGTTGTTGATCCAGGCGTCGAGCACGCTGGCGCGGCCACGGCCGCCCTGCACGCTCTGGCCCATCACGTCGATGATCGCCTCGCGCTCGGTCGGGCGGCCGGCGGCCACCCAGTTTTTCCACGTGTTGAGCGTGTTGAGCAGGTTGGTCTCGACCGAGCACTGCGGCGACAGCGCGGCCAGCAGCGCGGCGAAGCGCGGCGCGTCGGGGCCGAACACGGCGCTGATAGCCTCGGCCGACTGCTTGTACCAGCCACGCTTGGCCTGGCCGCCGAGCGCCACTGCGGCCATCTCTTTGGCCGACGGCAGCTTCTGGAGCTGGGCGATGATCTTGGCCGCCGTGCTGTCGGTGACCTTGCGCTGCTCCATCGGCGTGAGCGCCTTCAGCAGCTTGCGCACCGCGGGCGTGACCGTCTTGACCCGGGACTGGGCCAGGGTGTCGGCGAGCTCGCGCACCTGCAGCTCGCCGTTCTCGATGCGGATCTCGTAGTTCTGCCAGGCGGGGTTGGCCTGCATGCGCTCCATGCGGGCCTGGAGCTGCTCGGGCGTGCCGCTGGCCTGGGTCTGCCACTGCGGCTCGCGCGCGACGGGCGCCAGCACCTGGTCGGAGCTGATGTTGGTCTGCGCGCCAAGGAGCTCAGGCCGGAAGGTCTGCTGGCCGAGCATCACCACCTGGCCGGGCTGCGTGCCCTCCATGCGGGTGGCGTAGCCCTTGTAGCCCATGTCGAGCAGCTTCGACTCGAACGCACGCGCGTCGGCCGTGCGCAGCTTCAGTGGGTCGGCGTCGGCGTCGTACACGCCGGTGAGGTTCACGCGGTGGGCACGCCCACCCACGCCGGCCTCGGGGCGCACGCCGGTGCCCTTGTCGAAGTAGAACGACAGGCGCTGGCGGATCCGTGGATCCGGGCTGTTCATGATCTCGTCGCGCGCGCTGCCCTTCAGGCCGGTGCCGTAGAACGCGGTCGACAGCAGCGAGCGGTCTTGCGTCGAGAAGTGGTAGCCGGTGACGCTGATCTCGCCCGGCTTGCTCGCCTCGAGCGCAGCGTCCTGCGTGCTGGCCTGCCCACGGATCGCAAAGCCCTTGGCCTTGTAGGCGTCGTACAGACCCTGCGTGCCGAGGCCCGTGCGGGCGCCGTACGCGACGAAGAAGTGCGCCAAGCCGGCGGCGTAGGCCTCGGTCACGGCCGGTCGGTAGCGACCGGTGGCCGCGATCTGCTGGGCCAGGTCCTGCTGCACCGACTCGAACTCTTGCTGCGCGGCGGCCTGGTCCTGGGCCTGCTGCAGCACGCGCTGGGCATCCTGCTGCAAGGTCTCGGCGGCCTGCTGCGCCTCCACGCGCGTGATGCCGTCGGGCGTCAGGCGCGCGAAGTCGTTGAGCGTCTGCTCTAGTGGGGTGCCGGGGGCAACGGTGAGAACGTCCGCCATGGGGATCGACACTGTCGACCCGGCCGCCAGTGCGTCAGCGATCTGTTCTTGCACCGCCGGGGGTAGCTGCGCCAGAACGTCAGGGGGTAGCTGCGCCAGCACTTCAGCGTCGACATAGACCTCCTTCTTCGCGCCGTCGGTCTCGTTGACGACGCGCTCGGCGTAGGCGCGGAACTGCTCCGGGCTGCGCTGACGCAGCGCGGACTGGCCGGCTGCCTTCAGCATCTCTTGCAGGCGGTCCTGCTCGTAGACCAGCGCCTGGTCGGTGGCCTTCTCGACCAGCTTGTTGATGCCCTTGATGGTGGACGTCTGCACGCCCACGCCGACCAAGGTCGCGATCAGGGTCTGGTACGCCGCGTCGGGGCGCTCGGCGATGAACTGCGAGAGGGTCTTCTCGGGGTTCAGGTTGACCCACTCGTTGAAGTCCTGCGCCAGCGTGGTGAGCTGCTCGGTCGGCAGCTCGGTCAGCGCCTGGTTGCGCAGCGTCTTCATCAGCGAGGCGTTGGCCGCCAGGTCGCCGAAGAGCTTGCCCGCCGGGATCTTCTCGAACACGAACTCGAAGCCGCCCTGGGTCAGGCCGAAGGCGGTGGACTGGGCCTTGCCTCCTCCGGCCTCGCGTAGCTGGAAGTAGGCGTCAGCACCCACGCCCGTGGCCTGGATGCCCGCCACAGCGGTGGCTGCAGCTTCAGCGGTGGCGAAGAGCCCGCGCGACAAGCCGGCCGGCAGCAGGGCCAGGTTCGTGCCCGCGCTACCGAGGCCCGACTTGATGCCCTGGCCGGTGCTGCTTTCAGGCTGCAGGCCGAAGGACTGGCGCGCGCTGCGCGAGTCGTTCGCCATGTTGCGCATGTCGCGCGCACCGGACTCCCAGCCGACCAAGTCGTAGGCCATGCCGGTGATGTTGAAGATCAGCTCGCCCACGCCGGCCGTGGCGCCGAGGCCCAGGTCGACGGCGGCCTTGGGCGCGTCGGACGACAGGCTGTTGGGGCCGGCGCCAGTCAGGTACTGAAACGTGCCGTTGACCGCGCGCTCGATCTTGGTGAGCACGGGGATGTCGTCGCTCGCGACCGTGGTGAAGTTCGGGTCGACGAGCTGGCGGGCGAGAACGGGCGAGTCTTGCGCCATGCGGACCAGGTCGATAGCCCGGGCCCGCTCCTTGATGCGCACCTCCTCGAGGTTGCGCTCGACCACACGCAGCGGCAAGCCGCTGGTCTTGCTCAGGCGCTGGCGCTCGGCCGCGATCTCGGGGTCGTCCTTGAGTGCGAGCTCGATGACGGCGCGAGCCTGCGCTTGCTGCGCCTTGGCCTCCTCCTCGCGCCGACGTTTGAAGAACGCGTCCGCGCTATTGTCGGCGGGCACGGGTTCCGGGTCGGCTGCGCGTCGAGACGCAACGACCTCGTCAGTGTTGATCATCGCCCATTGTCGAGGTTGCCCTCGCTTTGCGTGTTTTTCTGCCGCTGGTATTCCAGCCAATCCTCGACCACGGACTGCATCGAGGGCGGTTTGCCCGCCGCGCGCAACGATGCCTCGGCCCGGCTGCGGAACCACGGCGGGACGACCGACACGTCGACTCGCTTGCCTTGCACGTTGACGTAGGCGTTCTTGAACTCGTCGGGCGTGAGCAACGCACGCGGCTTATTCGGGTCGCGGCCGAACTCGTCGACGTAGACCTTGTCGAGCGCGACTTCGTCGACGACCTTCTGCTCCTCGTCGGGCGTGAGCTTCTTGCCCTTGGCCGTCGACGCTGCGCGCAGGCGCCGGTCAATCTCGTTGGTGAGCGCCAAGGCCTCCTCGGGGCGCTTCTTGGGGTCGATGCCCAAGCCTTTGATCGCCGCCTCGGTGCGCTGTTGCGTGGTGTACAGCGAGTCCTGCTCGGCGGGCTTCTTGGCCTGGTTCATCAGGTCCGACAGCGAGTCGAGCTGGCCGAGGGCCACGCGGTCCTTGAACTGCGTGAGCTGCGCGGGGTCGGTGATCTCGCCCTTGGAGATGGCCGAGCGCAGCGCCAGGTACGTGGCTGGGTCGGTTTTGATCGACTCGCCCTTGGCCTCCGCGCGGTCGGCCTTGATCTGCGCGTTGATGGCGCGCTGCACCTCGGCGGCGGCGTTCGGGTCGAGCGCGGCCAGCGCGTTGATCTCGGCCGTCTTCGGGTACTGCCGGCGCGCGACAGCCAGCATCAGGTTGCCCTGCGCCGACTGGATGATCTTGGTCTTGGTCTTGTCGGCCTCGATGTCGATCATGTCCATCACGCGCGTGCGGTCCTTGATCTCCATGCTGCCGCCGTAGGTGGCGAGGTATTCCTTCGCCGCCTTCGACGCTGCCGGGTCGGGGCGCCCGGCCAGCGACAGCGCCACCTGCGAGTGGAACGCCATGAGCTGTTCCTTCGCCATGGCAGGGCCGGCGTCAGGCACACCCTCGAGCGTGGCGTAGCGGATCGCGTTCTCGGTGAGCTTCTTCTCGAGGTCTGCACCGATCGCGATCGCGTTGGCCGGCGTGACGCTGGTCAGCGCCTCCTGCTGCAGGCTGCTTTGCAGCGTGCGGAAGTTGGTGTCGCGGGCACGCTTCTTCTCGCCCTCGACGTAGCCGAGGGTGTCGCCCACGGCCTGGCTCTGGTACTGGGCCAGCGAGCGCGTGGCGAGCCGGCGGGCCAGCGGCGACGCCTCGGCGCCGTACTTCTGCGGGGCCTGCGCCCACCACTCCTCGGCGGCGGCCTGGTACTGGTCGGCCTGCTCGCCCTTGTACTGCTCGCGCAGTTTGGCGCGGTGCTGCTGCCAGTCGTTGCGCAGCTGGGTCTCGAGCTTGAAGGCCTCGTCCTGGGCGTCGCGCTCGATCTTGCGTTCGACGACCTGCGCCACTTGGCCGAGGCCTTGGGCCAGCGCCTGCGTGCCGCTGGACACGTCGATGTTGCCCTGCATGGGCGTGCGCAGTTGCCCGCGCTCGATCTGCGGGCCGCCGTAGACGGGGATCTGTGCCATCAGCGACGAGCCCGGACGTCAGCGCCCGTGGCCGAGAACTTCTCGCCCGTGGGGTCAGTGCCCCCGAACTTGCTGCCGCCCTTCGGCGCGCCCGTGAAGTCGCCCCACTTGCCGGCGACTTGGCCGCCGGTGGCGAGCACGGTGCTGAACGCAGACAGGTTGCCCTGCTGCGCTGCCGCGTCGCCTTGAGCGCGTGCGTTGGCGCCACCCGCACGGGCCGACCACGCATCGCGGGACGCGTTGAAGCGGGCCATGTTCTGGTCGCCTTCGCTGAAGAAGTCGGTCTGGTCCTGCAACTCGGCGGCCGTGCCGCTGCTCAGGTCCAGGCCCTTGGCCGCCATGTTGGCGCGCTGGGCACCCTTGACCTGATCGCCGCGGCGGCGCGCAGCCATCGCGGCTTCCTCGCCCTTCGCTTGTGCGTCGGCGGCCGCGTACTCGGCCATAGTGGCGTTGTTGCGCCCGACCTGCTTGGCGACCTGGCCTTGGTCGTAGGCGCCCTTGGCCGAGACCGCCGCGGATGCGACGGTCAGGGCGAGCATGATGGTGGTCGGCTCACACATGGCGCTTCATCTCGAACAGGTGGAACAGCTCGCCGTGCGGCGGCACAGGGTGTGGGGGCCGGAGGACGAACCCCAATCTGCGCAACCAGCGAATCGAAACAGTGTTCTTCGCATGCACCTGGTTCATCAGGTGAGGAAACGCCTCCAGCATCGTGGAAATGTACTCGGGCACCCTGCGGCTTAGGATACGGGCGTGCTTCGGCACGAGCGCCGTACCCAGCAGCCACGGTGCGCCCATGGGCGCGAGCATGGTGCCGATCGGTGCCACGCCGAAGATGGCCGCCAGGCCCCCATCGACGCGCACCGTCCAGGCATGCGCCGACACGTCGACGCTGCCCTGGATCACGTGGCGCATGTCGGTGTGGCCCACGGCCTCGCACTCGGCACGGTCCTGGTCGCGCAGGTTGGCGGCCAGCTCTTCCACGTCGCCCGGTTGGACCGGGCCAAATTCAACCACCGAGTGAGACATCGAGCGCAATCGAAAGGACAGTGAGCGGCAGCGGGTCTTCCTGCCGGATGACGATCCCGCCATCGCTGTTCCAGTCGGGCGGGATGTCGAATCGTAGCTCGCCCGTGGCAAGTGCCGGCGGGTTGCCATAGTCGTCGGTGACGTCGCGCGCGGGGTACTCGACCAGGTCGTCGACCGTCGGGCCCGCTTGCACAGTCGAGGACGAGAACACGCGGATCGCCACGCCGTTCACGTTCTTCATGGTGCCTTGGCCGCCGGCCGGTGCACCTTCGAACGCCAGTGGCAGGGTCTTCAGGTCGGACGTGTAGCGCAGGCCGATGTGCACCTCGCTCGCCTCGTACTCGAGCACGATCGTGCCGCCGGTGACGACGCGGTCGGGGTGCACGGCGCCGTCGGCCAGCACGCTCACGGTCTTGCCCTCGAGGTGCCACAGCCCGCTGATCGTGTCCGCGGGTGCGCCGTTGTAGGTGGCCCCGCAGTCGACGAAGAACGCGGCCGACTGGTCGGCGAAGAGGCGCGTCTCGAGGCGCTCGACGTAACGCACGCTGCGCCCGTTGACCGTGCGGCGCACGACGGCGTACAGCACGTCCTCGAGGCCTTCGCTCACCACGCACACGGACTCGAAGAACCCGTCGGTGTCGTGCTGGTGCCAGGCGTAGACCTGCTGCTCGGGCACGTAGGTCAGGCCCAGCAGCACGCCGTCGGAGCGCACGGCCCACAGCGACGGCACGGGCGCGCGGCAGTAGGCCAGGTCGACGACGGCGTAGTTGTTGAACAGGTGCGGCGCCATGATCGAGATGTCGATCGACGCGAAGGCGTTGCTCTGCCAGTTGTAGGCCATCTCGCGGATGCGCGAGCCCTGGCTCTGGACGTAGAGCACCGAGCCCGAGGTGAGCGCCGGCTGCACGTTGGACGCGCCGCTGTAGCCCTGGGGCTTGGTGCTCAGGGACGTGGGCGTGATGTTGGGCGCGTTGTCCGCAAAGATGCGGAACTCAGCACCCACCGTGAGCGCCAGCATGTCCGACAGCGGCAGCAGGTGGCGGATCGCGTTTTGCTGGCGGCTCTTGATGGTGAACTGCAGGCCATCGTCGTCCTGGCTCGGCGTGCTCGAGGTCAGGTTCGACTCGGTGCCGTTGCGTGTGGCCCAGATGGTCTGCGGGTTGTTGGTGGTGCCGGCAAACCAGCGACGCTGCTCGTAGTAGGTCACCGCGCTGGGGTAGTCCCCCGCGCCGGTGTTGAGCTCGTAGATGTCCTGCGGCGGCCCCTTGCTGGTGTCGGCCAGGATGTTGTCGTCGACCAGGCTCAGGCTCGAGGTCGAGCCGATGTAGCCGTAGAGGCCGCCGCGCTGCTTATACACGTTGTAGCGGGTGGCGCCCGCGGCCGCCGACCACGAGATCGTGTTGAAGTTGCCGGCGATCGTCAGGTTGTTGGTGTCGCTGCCCGGCGCCGATTCCAGCGACTCGGTGATGCCGTCGGCACCGATCGAGGTGACCACGTAGCGTTGGGTGGTGACGTTGGTCGGGGTCGGCTTGGTGGCCGCCACGATGACGCCACCCGGGATCGCGCCCGACGGCGCGAAGGTGATGGTGTTGAACTGCCAGTTGGTGGCACCCAGGCGCGCGAGCTCGCGGGCGGCGTAGGCCGTCGAGGTCAGCGTGAGCACGTCGCTGTCCTGCGCGTAATGCAGGTTGAACACGTCGGCCGCCTGGTAGGGCGAGGCCACGGTGTAGACGCGCGCCGCGGTCGTGCCAGAGGCCACAGTGGCCGTGCCCCAGCGGTCGGCGGTGGTGAAGGTGTTGACGCCCGTGACCGTTATGCGGTGCGAGCGCCCGCCGATGAACACGTCGTCGCCGGTGGCGTACCCGTGGGCGGTCACCGTGACCGTGCTGCCGACGATCGACACGACGGCCTTGGTGGCCTCGAGCAGTTGCTGGCCGGTGATGTGGAAGCGCACCGCCTCGTCGCTGAACTCGATGACCGCGGTCTGGTCCTCGCTGAACTGGAACGGGATGATGCGCACGGCCTGCGTGCTGTCCTTCACCTCGGCCACGTAGCGGAAGCCAGGCCGGCGCGTGGCGGGCCCGTGCGGCAGGATGGTGAAGTTGCGGCACTCGGCGAGGCCGGTCTGGTACTTGACGGTGTCGAGCCGCCCGAGCATCTCGGGCGTGATGACGCCGCCGGCGAAGGAGCGGTGGAGCGTTTTCATCCGCGTGCAGCCAGGTGGCTCGGCATGAACTCGTTGCTCTCGGCGGACTGGTTGGCGTTGCTGGCCGCCGCCTCCTGGACGTACTGCGAGGCCGCCTGGCGCCACTGCGCCGCGGTGCGCGCGCCCTCCACGCCCTTGATGATTGGGCCCGCCAGGTAGCTCGCCATGAGCATGCCAGCGCCGATCACGAAGCGGCTGCTGAACTTGTTCGAGTCGGTGATGTCGCGGGTGTAGAGCAACACCGCGTCGGGCTCGTTGGTCAACAGCACGTCGCCCTCAACCTCGAAGCGCGAGCTGCCGCGCTCGGTGAACACCGTGTTGATGACGTCGTCGGGGTAGTGCTCCTCGTACGACACCAGCGAGACGGTGTAGCTGTCGAGCAGGGCCAGCGGCAGGACGCGGCGGGCCTTGACGCAGTCGGCGGGCAGCGCGTAGGCGTAGGTCCACACGGTGCTGGGGTTGGTGACCTGGGACAGGGCCACGCGCTTGGCGGCGAACGACCAGGCGTGCATCTCCAGCATCTCGCGCCGCACCAGCGGGTAGAAGCGGGCGCAGTAGCCGGCCTCGACGGTGCCGTCGGGCGGGGAGATGCTGGCGATCTGCGCCCGCGCACCGATGTGCGAGAGGCCCAGGTTTGCGATGTCGACTGGGGTTGCCAAGGCGTACTCCTAGAAAAAGGGCCGCACGAGGCGGCCCTTCGGGTCTTCAGGTCAGCGGGCCGTCACACCAGGTCGCCGTCACCGCCGCTGGCCGGCGGCTCATCGCGAACCGCCGAGCCAGGCAGCGGGCCGGCGCCGGGTGGACGGGCCTTCGGGTCGGCCTTCTTGAGCACGACCTTCGGGGCCTTGTCCACGGGCGCAAACCAGGTCGAGCCCTTGAAGCGCGGGTCCGCGACGTCCAGGTCGAAGACCTCGCCCGGCTCGCGCAGGATGCGGCCGTCGTGACCGCGCTCGAGTGCAATGACTTTCGTCTGTGCCATGGATCAGTCTCCGCTTACTGGACGGTGAACGCCGAGCGGTACGGACGCTGGTTGTCGACGTTCTCGGCGATGAACGCGTCGAAGTTGCCGGCGGTCAGCGGACCCGACGCCACGGTGTAACGCACGCCGAGGTAGCGGCGGTACAGGGCCTTGGGCAAGCGGATCTTGACCAGCTGGCTGCCGGCCGGCGAGAACGTGGCGAAGGCCAACGCGCCAGAGCTGAAGTGCACCTGGGCGTTGGTCGTCAGCGCGGCGTCGTCGGCCGACTCCAACGTGATCGTCAGCGTGGCATCACTGCCGGTGTCGGTCGCGGCCGTCACGGTCTGCACGACCAGGTAGGCCTCGTCGCCGATGTCGATCCGGGCGTTGGGCGAGAAGCCCGAGGCCTGGCCGCCAACGGTGACGGCGAACAAGTCGATGACGTTCGACGAGATGGCCGTTGCCGTGACCGCCTGAGCGTCGGAGAGCTCGTTTTGAGTGTCGATGAGCATGGGAGTGTCCTTTCGGGTGTCAGGTGGTGGCGATCAGGTCAGAGCCGTTTCGGTTTCGAGCAAGCGGTCGACGGTGCGAACCGGCACGCCGAGCACCGTGACGGTGCCGTCGTTCACGAACGCGGGGTCGATCTTGCCGAACTCGGCCACGGCTGCCTGCAGCGACAGCACGTTCTGGTTCTTGTCCATCGCGCCGATCGCCAGCATTTCTTTGACGGTGCGCGAGGCGTAGAACACGGCCTTGCCCATGCCGCGGTACGGGATGCGGGCCAGCGCCTTGACCATCAGCTTCGGCAAGAAGTTCGCCGAGGTGATCGCCTGGGTGCCGCTCAGGGCCAACAGGTCGCTCACGCTGATGTTGCAGATGCGAACCACGTAGCGCCAGTCCTTGACCGTCAGGCCGCACTTCCAGGTCCACAGGTCCGCGTAGGCGCGGTAGCGGTTGTTGCTCGAGTCGAACGCGTCGATCTCGCCCAGGTCCTTGTGCTCGATACCGGCCTTGCTGCCCTTCGGGAAAATGCCGTGCACCGTGTTCTGACCCCACACGACCAGCCACACCGAGGTGCAGTTGCCCGAGCCGCCGGCCGAGATCACGTTCTTCGCGATTTCGCTGGTGCTGGTGTTGATCGTGTTGTAGCGCACGGCCAGGCCGTTGAAGCGCTCGGGGTTCAGCGAGGCGTCGCCGTAGATCAGGGCCTGGGCCATGTCCTGGTTCATGGCTTCCATGAAAGCCTGACCTTCGGACAGGCGGAACGCCTGGGTGTTGCCGTTCAAGTCGGCCAACGCGACGTCGACTTCGGCGCGCGTTTCCAGCATGCCGGTGGCGTCTTCCACGGTGGCACGCAGCGACTTGCTGGCGGGCACGCCCTGGTAGAGCTTGCGCCAGATGGTCGAGGGCAGGCCGGTGCGGATCGCCGTGCGGTGGCCGGCGGTCATGTTGCCCTCGATCCACTGCATGTCGGTCAGGATCTCGTTGGTCTGGTTCAGCAGCTCAACGACGGTTGCGGTTTTGCCATCGGGGTCGATGGACTTGGCCCAGTCGAGCAGCGTGACTGCGCCGGATTTCGTAGCAAGGGTAGGCATGGGTCAGGTTCCTTATCGGGAGGGGGTTTTGTCGTACAGCACTGCAGCCGGGTCGCGCGGGGCGCTGGCAGCTGCGTTGCCTCGAGCGCGGACGATGGTGTCTTCGCTCATGGCCTTGGCGACCTTCAGCACGAACTTCACGACCTCGGGATGATTCCCCATGCCCGTGCTGTTCAGCAGGTCCTTGAACTCAGGCGTGCCGAAATCCTCGACGACCTTGCGCGCGGCGGCCTGGTTCTCGGGCTTGCCGAGCTCCGGGTCCTTCGCGACGGTGTCGGCCCAGGTCTGCACCGTGTCCTGGAACGCCTTGACCCGGTCGGCTTCGCGTTTCACCGCGAGGTCGGCCAGCTTCTGCGCTCGCTCGGACGGGGACAGGTCCTTGTCCTTCACGATCTTCGTGAACTCGTCCAGGGCTCCCTGGTCGAGCTGGATTCCTTCGGGGGTCTTGACCTCGAACGCAACCTCGTCGGCCGACTTGGTGTCGTCCGGCTTGGCCTCGCCTTCAGGCTTCTGACCGCCCTCGCCCGTCGGTGCAGGGTTCTGCGTGCCTTCGGTCGGTTCTTGCTTTCCCCCGGCTTCGTTTGTACCTGCGCCGGCTTCCTGCGTATCACTCACTTGCGAACTCCTTCAGGAGCTTGAAATAGCCGTCGGGCGCTACCGCCAGCAGGTTGCCTTCGAACCACAGGCCCACGTTGCGCCGACCTTCGTTGAAGGCCATGACCGACCCCGAAGGGTTGAAGGTCGTGCGGCGTACGCCTGTTACTTCCAAGATCCTGCTCGCGATGCGGCGACCCGCAGCGTGGGCCATCAGCCACTTGAGATCGTCTTCCTGTTGCAGTCGGCGGCGTTTGTCTTCCTGGGATTCCTCCTCGGAAGCGCCCTCGAGTGCGAGCAGGTCGTACGGGTCTCGGATAGCTGACTTGTTGGTCACGATTGTGGAATGCCTTCAGTGCGCGACGGATACGGTCACTGCTCGGTGAACTGCGGGCTGGGTGCGCCGTAGCCCTGGAAGCGGTTCATGATGTCGCTGACGTTGTCGAGGTTGATGTCGCTCGCGGTCTTGGCCGAGTCGACGGCCTGCGCCATGGCGGCGCCCTGCTGCGCGGCCTGCGCGGCTTCTTGCTCGGCGGCCACCTTCTCGTTGGCCTCGTCGTCGGGCACCACCAGCTTCGGGTTCACGCCGAACAGGTCGGCGTAATCGTCGATGACCTGCATCGCGTTGATCTTGTGCCGCACCTCGGGCCAGAGCTGCGCGAGCGAACCCACCGTGCCGAGCAGCCGATCGGTGCTGCCGGCGGCCACGGCGCGCTGGGCCTGGGCCAGGGTCGAGACGAACTCGATCTCCAGGTCCTTGCCCTGCACTTCAGGCGGCGGCTCGAGCCGGCCGGTGAGCAGGCCCGCCTCGACGATGCGGTCAAAGGTCAGGTCGATGATCGGCGACAGCAGCTCGTTGTGCAGGCGCTCGAGCACGGGGCCGAGCATCAGCAGCTTCTCTTCGTGGCGCTCGGCAACCTCGGTGGCGGTCATCGACTTGCCGACGCTGGCCGACTGGGCCAGCATCAGGAACAGATCGGCGTAGTACCCGCGGTTGATGCGGTCGCGCACGTCCATCATGTCGGCCTGCAGGTGGCTCAGGTCGAGGCGCACCTCGAACAGCGAGCGGATGCCGGCCTGGGCGCTGGCTGCGTCCACGTAGGTGAAGCCCCCGGGGAAGCGGTTCTGTGCCTGGTCCTTCAGCGAGGACGGGCCCTGCAGCGGCGGGTTGACCATGTAGTCGATGGCCTGGCCCTTGCGCAGCTGCTGGTGCTGGAGCTGCTTGACGTCGCCGAGCACGTCCATGCCGGGGCTGCGCCCGTACACGTCGTTGCCGGTGATGTCCCAGCGCGGGCACAGCGCGGGGAAGCGCTTGAAGCCCGACTCGGCCAGCAGGCCGTCGCTCATCGAGCCGGGCTCGAAGTAGCACGATGCGAAGGGCATGTTGCGTCCGTCGCGCTTGGTTTTGTCGTAGTGGTCGCGCGGGTGCACCATGTGCATCACGTCGACCCAAGCGTCGAAGTTGCCGCGGTCGTACAGGTTGCGCACCGCGGTCGACACGTTCTCGCGGCCGAACTGCTTGACCATCTGGCCGACGGTCATCTTGAACTCGCGGCACAGGGTGTCGACCTTGCCCTCGTCATCGGTCGCGATCGCGTACTCGCCCACGGTCAGCGGGTAGTGGTGGATCACGTTCTCGAAATTCGGGCGCACGAAGTTGGCCCAGGTGCCGAACGCGCCGATTTCGCCGTAGCACTGCTGCAGGGCGTTGTAGGTGTTCGACGCAGAGAAGATCGCACGCATCAGCTCGGCCACGTTGTGCAGCCACTGCTTGACGGCGCCGTACTCCATCAGGTCCTTGTCCTGCAACCCAAGGCGGAACCACGGGCGCGCGGGCGAGGTCATGCCCGACATCATCCCGGCCACCAGCGTGCGGTGCGCGAACACGGCCGTGTTGTCGTAGATGTCGTTGTGCTTTTTGCCACCCTTGTTGACGTCGGACGTGGTGAACCGCCCAGCTCGCGGGAACTGGTACTTGGCGATGTCTTGGTAGTGCGCGATCCAGCTCGAGCGCTCAGTCCAAAGCGCGGTCTTGCGCTCGAGCAGGCGCTTGCGCAGTGCGTCTTTGTCTGGGGTTTGCATGCGTCAGAGTCCCAGCACCGTGCGATCGCGCGGACGCGCGGTCATTGGCTCGTTGACCGGGCCGGTGAGCGCCGTGCCGCCCATGGGGGCCGCGGTTGCGGGCGCCGTCGTGGCAGGCTTGTTGCCGCCCTTCAGGCCGAGCGGGTCCATCTTGCTCTTGTCGCCTGTCGCGAGCCGCGCGCCCAGCGGGTCGAGCTTGCTGTTGACCTTGCCGAAGAAGCCCGAGTTGAAGCTGTTCGCCGTGCACATGGTCAGCCGCCCAGCAGCGTGGTGCCGCCCAAGTTCACGCCCGAGCTCGCGACGCCCGACGGGCTCGTGAGCAACGTGCCACCGCCCATGCCGACCTTGCGGCCGGCGCGGCGCTGGTTCATCGAGTCGGCCTGCTTCGCTTCTTGCGGAGGCGGCGGAGGCGGCGGGATCTTGGGGCTGCTGCACATGGTCGTGGACCTCAGAACTGCTGGATGAACTGCTCGCGCCGCGGGTCGTTGACGCTGCCGCCACCACCCCCACCGCCGCCTCGATCACCGCCACCGACGTCGCCGCCAAGGACGGTGCCCCGTGCGCGGCCGCTGGTGGTGCGGCGAGCGCCGGTCAGCATCGAGCCGCCGATCGAGCCGGCGCCACCCAAGCCCGTGGCCTGCGCGGACGTGGCTGAGATGGACTGATTAGAGGACGAGCCGACGGAGCACATGGGCCAGGATTGTGGCTGCCGTGCACGCTGGGACGGATACGGCTACCGGCGGCGTCGGCGCAGGATGATCGTCAGGCCGTTGGCCGCGGCAACGACGCCGCCCGTCAGCGCCACGTTGTCGGCGAGCTGGGCCTGGAGTGCGTTTGCAATGGCGAGCCAAGTGTCGAGCGTTAGTGTTGGGCTGCCGGCGGTCTGCGCCTGCGTGGCATCCTGCACCACCAGCGTCACAGTGCCGGCCACGCTCAGGGTGACGTTGTCGGCGATCTGCGCGCTGATCGCGTTGGCGATCGCCAGCACCTGGTCGGTGGTCAGCGTGATGCCGTCAGCGGTCTGCGCCTGCGTGGCGTTCTGGATCACCAGGTTTACGTTAGACCCGCCCCCGCCTGCTGCGA